TGGAGCAGAAGCTCACAGCTCATCGGCCGGCACCGGACACCATCCCCTTAGGGAGATGATCAGGCCCACCAGTTCTTAAACTGGCGCGGTACCTAGTGTTTGGTAAAGGGGTCACCTAGCCCCTTTGGTATCTAGCCGATACCTTGGATCCAGGGCGCAACCCAACGTCGTTTCACGACGCCGGATTGTTCCAGGCCATAATGACCTGGAAGCCTGTTATCCCAAGGATCGGGAAGGAAACCGCCACTTCGGGAGAAAAACAATTGTTGTTTTCTCTCGAGGTCTCGCTTGGTGGCATGATACGATGCATTATTGCTTCTCGTATAAGATTTGCCCACCTTGCGCTGAAACCTTGAACACGCCCTCCTTAAAGAAGGGGTGCGGACGTTCATTGTTTCAGGTGGAGCTCTAAAATAGAACTCCACGGACCGGAGTCGACCTACAGCGGTACGGAAGGCATCTCCAATGGAGACCCTTTGTTCCGCTGCGTCGTCCAACATACAGCCGCTGAGAAGCTCTAAACCGTCCTTTTCCCATTGGGAACGGGCGGATAGGACTTCTTTTAGCCATCCTGACGCCGCACCATCCAGTAAGGATTCCTTACTGGAGCCCGCGGGTCCGATGCCTAAACCTACAATAAGCTTCTCCAAAGGAGCTTGGCTTAAGTAGGTCAGCCACTGTACGTGATGCGTTAGTGAACTAGGGGGGTATAAGGGAAGCCCTATACCTCCGTAGCTCACTGGTGCAGAGACCGGTAACCCAAGCCTTCTGGCTGTCTGCCACGTGTAAAAATACGGTGACAGCTTCCAAAAGAACTTTGGTATCCGGCGGGTGAGCCTTGAAGGGTCGTTACCGAATGACTCAATTTGAGTATTCCAAGTAACTTGTCCCTTCGAGCCACCAGGCGGTGCAACAAGCACCGAAAGAGGCCAGTAAGGCACAGGGAACCCTGACTCAAGCGGAGTTTCCGCAATGAGTGCACGGGTTTTGTGCCAAAAACTCTTTGGTACTGAGACAAGAGCTGACAACTCTGCTAAATATTTATAGTAGAGCAAATGTCGGATTCTTGTCCAACGGGGAAGGGCGGCATCGTCGCCAATTCCCTTCAGTACAGCCTCATGGCGTTTTAGACCAGGATGTCTTCTCCTACTCTCCTTTTGAGTGTAGGGAACAACCTTTAACACTTGCTCCGCCGCACAAAGCGAAACAAGCATTAAAGGGGGAAAAGATGTGGGATCTCCCATCATCTGCCCCGTGGTCGTTATAACGCCATCCCTCCCATTGAGGAAGGAAATCCAGTCATCCCATAATTTTATTATGGGATCTGCATAACCATTCTCATATTCCATGAGCCCGGGTATGAACTCTGGATCAAGGAGGGGAGCTCTCGGAAACTCTTCGAACAGTCCTTTGGGGACATACGCCGATGGCGGTATGTCTCCAAGCAGTATTTTCTTAGGCCCAAAAAGTAGGCCGAAGTATTTTCTGTACGGGGTTAATTGGGGACAAATGTCAGCCAAAACCTCGTAGACTGTTCGGGTGAGCCACTCAGGATGATAGTCGGTGGCAGAGGAACAGTCCTGGGAATCCCAGGGACCGTCCTCCCCCCGCAAGTCTATCCCCTTGGGCCCACCAAGGGCTTCCGAGAACCGAGGATCCCGAATCATTGCAGAATCAATGACTCGGCGAAGGATTTGTTGGACCAGGTTGACTGCCGTTAAACAACAGGTAGGAAACCTTGTCTTCAAACCCCTCTCCTCGGCCACTATCGGAAGTATAGGGACGTACTCTAGTCTATCCAAGACATAAAGGGTCCCTAACTTCAGATAGTGTTGTAAGTACGCCCCGGATCCTGGGAGGGTCTTTTCAAGCTCATCCCAAGAACCGGTAAAAAGGTAACGTTCTATATCATCATTACCCTTGCGCCCCAATTTGTGGCGTAAATGATGAGATAGCCGTTGTAAATACATACCATCCGGGTCATCCCGGATGGTAGGGTATCCTTTGGCGCACTCGACTTTGTTAAGTGCAAAACCTAGTAAAACTAGGTGTTTCACACCGGTGACGTGACCTCCTTGTGCCCTAGGATATCCTAGTGCAGCATTGGAGGACGGCATCGTGTAGAGTTCGACTTTCTTGGCAGGAGGCCAACGAGAGAAGTACTCTTTAACAAAGCCATTCCAGTAGCAGGGTTCTGGTGCAGGCTCAGAAGTCAATCGGCTTATGAGATCCACCAGCCCCTGCTCGTCCCGAGGTGCAGGAGGGAGCGATCTTGCGACATATGACGCAAGCATGGCTATCCTCTTCTCTTGGAACACAAGGAGTCTGCCACCGGGCTTTGGTCCTCCATAGTACCAAGCACGGCACGCGGTAGCACAAGCTTTCACGCGTTTGGCAGCCTCCAAGGGGTGATACACAAGTTGCGATTTAAATCGCTCCAACCCCTGCAACCGCCTACTGTTCAATGGACTGTAGACGTTGTAGCGGGTTAGGTGTATCGCGCGTTCTGTTTGGTATCCAACCAGAACAGCATCCCAAGTAGCCCTCATAAACTCGAGTACCTCCAAGTTCCGTCGAAATCGGCGGACCTTGGAGTCTTTGGGACTCGATTTGGATAGAATCGCCAGAACCTGGCGACAATCCTCGGCCCAAAGAGTGTACCACTCGTGCAATGAGAGCCCTGGAGTGCGTGGGGGAGGTTGTACTTTCAGTATATTCCACCCCATGCCCTCTAAAGAGGTACCCTCGAATCGGAACTTAGAGCAAAGCGCTAAGATCTCGACAGGGTACTTCAATAGTGGAGAGAGACGACCATGTATTGACAGCCCCACATGGGACTGATAATAATGGTCGAGCTTTGGCAGTGATTCACTGCCAAATCTCATCTCCATCGGACCATACTTCAACCCAGGCGATTTTGACGTCTGGGTAGAAGCTACGGCAGCCTCCGCCTCATGTGAGGTTTTAGGCTTACGCCGTATTCGTTTCTTACGAAACGAAGAGGGACTCTTTTGAGAGTCCAGAGGAACTTTACCGTTCCTCATGATGCCATCGGAATTTCCGTTGG